GTGGTATCTATCCATATATCTTTCATTGCTACTTGAACTGCTTCGCAAAGATGAAGATCGGAAAATTTTTTCCATTGAGTATTTCTTCTTTTGAATTCATCAACCACTGCTGTGAGTGTGTTGTTGTACATAGGTGATAGATCCAATGCTTCTTTTAATCTGTCATTTAGACTGATAAAATTGGATTCAGTTTTATTGTATTGCTCGTTTATTGTCTGAGCATGACTTTTTGTTGTCATCATACGACATTCTCCTTTTTGCGGACTTCACTTGTCCATAAGTTATGGCTTCACTTGCCTTAATTAAAATTATAACTTCTTAATGCAAAAAAGTCAACTGTCTAAAATGTCAATGATTGTGCGGATTTTTAGTCTTTGAATGCTTTGGCGTTGGGATCGCCTGTGTATTTTCTATATAATTTGTGTAGCAGATAGAACCAAACACCGTTGATCAAGGGTTCTATGATGGCATCTGCCGCCGCTAATTCAAAAGAAGCACCTGTGATTAAGTTGTTGCAAATCATTGCAATCACAATGTGACCAAGTGTGTAAATGATAGCAAGTGTTAAAATGCTACCACCTATAAGTCTTTTTAATAGATTAAAAATACCTTCTTTAAATTCTGACATAAACATTTACTTGTATATAAAAGGATCTCTTTTTTTAAGTTCCTCGATTCGTTTTTGCAAACGTCTCTTTTCTCTCCATTCTCTATATGGCTTTGTAATTTTAAGCCACAAGTTTTTTAACCAAACCATTTCTTACTCCGTAATCGAATTTTTAATTCGTTGCTTTCACTGTTGGTGATAATTGAGTGCAGTGTAAATATTTTTCCATATTTCAAAACTGCATCATTAACATCTTTCACATCGGGATCCCATTCGGGCATACTAACAGACCAACCAAGTTCAATTGCTTGATCGATTAATTTACTTCCTGCTTCATCACGATCTGGAACAATGATCTTCGTAGTATTTAAACTGTTGAGAAGCATAGCCTGTTGATCTTTGATTTCACTACCAAGCAAGGCTACGCCCTCTACAGCAATAGCATCAAATGGACCTTCAACTACAATGGTATATAAACGTTCATAGTTTTGAGCATCAAGATTGAATACATACCCAGGTTGTTGATCACTAAGATACTTTGGATTACCGTCCTTGATTCTACGTGCGGTATATCCTACTACTTCGCCTTTGTGATAGAATGGTATAATAATTCTATCTCGAAAGCCAAGTTCTGGTGTCCAATGAAACGGATAATCGTCTAAGTATAGTTCTCTTGATTTTAGATACTCATATATCTTTACAAGATTATTATCCATACCTGTTGATTCTAATGCTTGCCAATCGTCCCATTGATCTAATTTTCTTGCACCTGACGGCAAGTTTTTTGTTTCAAATTTTGGAAGTTCAACTTGTATTGACGACTCGCCTGTCTCTGCAATCTGTAAACACTGCAAGGCAAGTTTAGTAACTGTGTCATCTGGTGCTCCAAGCCATTCAAACAATTTACGCATTTTATAACTTAACTGTCTGCCTGGTTGCCAACTTGCTTTGAATCCGCAATTGAAACAATGATAACTTACACCACCATCACCATTTGATATTAATCCGCCACGTTGTCTTTTGTCTGCTGAGTCACCGTTATGAATACAACAAGGCGCATTGAAACTTGTCCAACCACTGGGAGTGGTTTTACGTTTCGAAGGTAAGTGTAGATTAAGTGTTTCTTGTACGATGCTCATACTACTATTATAGTACAAGTGTCAAGAAAAGTCAACTAATTTCGGATGAGAACTTTATCAATACTTCCAGATGTTTTGATGTACTTTGTTCTAATAAAATTGAACACACCATTGAAGTTTAAGTGTTTTGGTTCTGTTGGGTTACTAATAGTGCTTGAAGTTATGTCAACCCAATTTGCAGGATTTTGATTTTCTAAACTACCTTGAATAGTTACAGTCCCGTCAAAGTCTGAACTGCCATATAATGCCACAGTGTGTAGTGCAGTGTTTCCATTAAGTGCAGGATCAGCATGGGTGTATTCACTTACAAATGTATCTGTTTCAGTTTCTGTAAATGTTGTAACACTGTAACTTTCTTTTGGTCCAGGGAACGCTTCACTGTATACTTCTATAGTTCCAGACATACCAAAGTGTGCATCTGCATATGTAACTACTTTACTTGAGTCTGAATTTTTAACAAGATAAACAGCATAGGACAAGTATTGATCTTTAACGTTTAACAAGTCGCCGTCTGACACTGTTACTGTAAACTGTCCTTTGTAATTCGGAGTTGCTGTTTCTAAAATAGTTCCAGTCTTATCTAAGATCTGTGTTTTACTTTCATCGTATGCAACAAACTTTGGTGTGTACACATTTAATATACTAATAGGTTTCTGGTCGTTGTTTTTAATTTCAAAGGTTAAGACATTGTCTATTCCTTTATATACTTTTAAGTTTTTTGCGTACACTTGTCTATACTCCGTTGTTTTACCCGTAGCCAAATCTGCCACAAGATTGGTTTTGTACTTGACTAAATATCTGGGTGTAAGTTGCATAATTTTATAATCCCTTACACATATTTATTTAATAAAGAGACCATGTTAAGAAAAGATATAGAAGAAAAATTCCCCTTTTTAAGTGTAGTAACCTACGGTGGCCAAGAATATGTGGGAATTGTAAATAATCAGGATAGTTTTATAACAACTATGTACAGTTTAAATGAACTGGTCAATGACGAGCATCGCAATAAGTTTTTAGAGTTGGGAGACATATGGTGGTGGGAGTCAAATAGAATGATTCCGATCAACATCTTTTTGCGTCACGAGATGGAACCATTTAGATATTGTATGGTTAATATGAACAGTAAAGATGCTAAGATAATTCACGGTCCAACAGTAAATTTAAAGAATTTATCTATTAAACGTGTAAAGCGTAGATCAGTACAGTTGATTAAAAAGCCTAAGTAAGTTTTTCACAAATTAGATTCATATGAACTACAATCGCGTGTGCGTATGCAACTGCGTGTGCTTTCTTAAAATAGTAACTTCCGTCCTTAGGTTTCGTCCAAACTTCCTTCATCACCGTATCCCACGGTTGTCCAAGTAAATTCCTCTTCGCGGGTCTGATAATCGCCAGTACTGCCGCCAGTTGTTCTATACTCTTGGGTTTCATCTTTTTGAGTATAGTACTGTGTTCTCCTACGTGAAATAATTGTTCGCTGAATTCTTTGTGAGTGAGTAAGTCCCATAATGGTTCCTTTGACATGAGGTTTACGAGATGCTGTTCGTCTCGTATATCTTTATATATCGAAACATTAAGAAAATCAAGTTTAAAGTATCCTCTTTCTTCTGCTGTTTCGTAATCTAATGTTGAAAGGTTATCAACTGGATTGTGTGGAATCTCTGTTGCGTATATTCCTGTGTTGTGTTTCTTTCCAGTGTCAAGTTTTGCTACTCGATGTTTAAGTGTATCAAGTACTATATCTCTGTCTGCAAAGTCTATATCAATATCAGGCATCTTTGTCGCTTACTAAGTTTGTAGGTTTGCTAATCGGTTGCCCGGCTCTGTCAAACCACCTTTCGTCATCTGTAACATAAACATGACTTCTAAATTTTTCACCGTCAATACCTTTACAAGTGATTGCTCTTTTGTGTATGTTACCTTTATACTCTGTGTAGTCTCGATTAACCAAAGTCATATGTCCGCCACTTGCAGATGCTCCGTAGATTCTATCTACACTTTCTCCGTCTGCACCAATATGATTTGAGTAAATTCTATAATCCATATGTAATATTATAATTTATTATTTGACAAAAGTCAATCACAAGTTTGCCTTTTGAGCAATTTCTTTAACCAGTTCTACATCTGCTGGACTACGTTTAAACCTTAATGCCCAGTGTTGTGGATCAACTACAGGATAAACTATTTCTAATTGTTCATCACTGAATTTGGCTAACATCTCTTTGCCACTTTTTGAATTCAATACTAACCACGGACTAATCTTTCCGTCTTTTAAATTTTGAGTTATTCTGTTAAGACTGGCATATTTAAAATAATGATGCCACAGGGCATTATTTGCATCAGCCCAATCCATCATAGTTTTAATAGAGCGTTCTACTGCTGTTTCAACACCTTCTTTTTTAATAAGTTCAAGTGCATACTTTTCATACAGTTCGTCTCTACACCAATGGTCAAGTTTGACTCCGCTTGTAACTACATAGTCAATATATTTTTCTGGATACAAAGGCTTTACGTTTGAAACAAAACTACCAAACTTAACAAATGCATTATAGTATGGCGACTTACAAAATTCTTCATAAGTTTTTGTACCTTGTAAGTTTTGACATAGTTGATAAAATCTTACAAATGCATAAAAGCCTAACTTAACGTGCTTCTCGTCTTTTTGTAATGCTCGTCTTTTTTGTTCGCACATATGTACAGCAAGAGTCTTTTCTCTTGTGTAACCTGTGTTACAATATTGACAAACGTATTGCTTATCCATTAGTAACCTCTTACATAATGTTTATTAGGATCGTATCCTGCGTCTCTAATTGCATCGCCAATTTTAGTATAGTGTGAAGTTTGCTCTAATGCCTTTTGCATTTTTTCTGCAAACTTTCTATCAATCTGTAAATTAATTCTTGGAGCAATTCTTTCTTGTAAAAAATGATAGTACATCATAGGAGTAGGATGATAATCCATAGTTGGCTCTGTTCCTAAGTCGCCCATTCTTGCTCCTACAAAACTTAAACGCATATCATGTCTTTGTACAACGTATCCGTACAAGTCTTGATCAACCCAATAGTTGTTCATGAATATTTTATTATAACCTGGAAACTGTTTAATCTCAGGACGTAAATCATTAGCAAACAACATAATGACTCTACACTTTGTAGTTCTTGCTAACGCCACTCCTGCATGAATAAAGTTTAAAGAATGTAGTTCAAAACTTTTTTCATTCCATAACTTGTTCATGATAAATCCCTTCATTGGATCAGCACCAGTATCTGTAAATATATTTCCTCCAGGATACCAACTTTCAGGCAATGCAGGATCCCATGTATGCTGATCAAACCTGTGTATGTCAGTCCACTGTACAATAAGTGTGTCGTCACTTGTTAGTGTTTGTGAAGCAATACATTCAGAGAACCGTTCTAAAATTTGTTGATTACCTGCACCTCTATTTGCCCAGTTATAAAACTCATGATAACTTTTACCAAGGATATCTGCCCAAGTCGGCCAATGATATCTTGTCAAACTACAACCAAATGTAAAAAGTCTTCCGCCTTTAATTGCCGCCATTATATTCCTCTATAAATCTTTCTACGTCTTTCTTTTTGTTAAGTTGTACTAACATTTGAATTTCGTCAGTTTTCATATTAGGAAAAATCTTTTCAAGTTCCTTACCTAACTTACTTGTGTTAGCACCTTTCTTTTTATATCCGATCCACTCATGGTATTGTATTTTCTTTTCGGCACTTGCTGTCATACAAAGTAGTTGCCATAGCAACTTTTGATGTTTAGCAATAGTAAAATAGTTTTTGTTATAATACTCGTTTGTTTTAAACACTGCAAGTTCTTGTGCTTCACGTTTACCTTTGACTACACTTGCATACCTATTCAATAGATAGAATGAAATCTGTTTGCGTTCATCATCGGATAGTTCGTCCCAAACATTTTTTGCACCCATATCGATTGCCGCAAGTATGTCTTTTAAAGGTAATTTATTCTGCATTTAATTTTGTCTCTATTGAATATGTCATTCCTATACTAACACGTAACGGAACATTTGTCACGTCCATAGTATGCCAATAATGTGCAGGAAATAAAACTGCATTTCCTTTTTTGTATTTTGTTCTTTTCATTTCAGTCTGTCCTTCATCTGAAAAGAAAATAGTATCACCGTCTGCATCATTTACATAATAAACAAACGTCCATAGTCCTGGTTGTCCATTTGCTACGTCATTGTGCGGACCATAATATACACCTTTGACTGTTCCATTCATTCTTGTTCTGGTAATCATATTAACTTGTGCATCTGGAATATATTTTGGAATGATATCCATAGTTAATGCTGTGTGTAGCATTTTGCTTAGTTCTTTCCAGTCATCAAGTATACCACTTTGTGTACAGTACATTACGTTAGTAAACAGTGCAGGTGTTCTGTAGTTGTTGCCTACTTCGTCTTCTTCTGGCACATGAACAAACTTCCAATCAACATCGTGTGTTTGATCTTCAATATACTTCACCATCCAATCTGGAAATGGTTTTTCTATTTCAAAAATTCTATTCGGGTCTCTCATTACCAATTACTTTCTTTTATTAGATTATACATTAATTTTAACTTCTTTAGTTGGATTTGTAAAGACTTATTTCCTTCATTTGCATAATCTACTATTTCACTTATTTCTATTTCGTTCAAATACCAGTCTGGATATTTTGGTTTTTCAATGCAAATACGGTCCCCAGTTTTGGTATCACGTTCATAAATTGTTTTACCTCCGTCTGGGGACTCGTATATCTTAGTCATTGTGCGTTAGGATTTTTTTACCTTGTTTTTAAGATAAGCCAATAACACTCCATATGCTGGCAGGAATACAAGCAATCCTACTACAATCTTTGTAAGCGTATTGTTAAACGCTACAGGTCCTACCCACGGTTGCGGATAAAATGCTGTGTAAAAGAATGTATAAGTGTCAATGATGTTAGCCACAATAGTTGATAACGCTGGGGCCGCCCACCATGCTTCTGTATACCTTTCACGAATGTGTTGGAATACATAGACATCAAGCATTGTACCTACTGCATATGCAGTACCACTGGCAATACCTACTCTGTATGCGTGTTCATCGCCAAGTGCTAATAATACAAGCACCGAAGCAACAATCGCCGGAATAATTGCTAATGCAACAACAGCACGACCTGCTTCTTTACCTACAAGTCTAACTGTCAAGTCGGTTGCAACAACTACGATCGGAAATGTAAATGCCGCCGCCGCCAAAGGAAACTCACCAAACAATGGCAAGTCAGCACCAGGGAATACATTAAATCGAATTGTTACCAAGTAATTACTAACTGCAATTACAAGTGTGTGTAGTATTACAAGATTTCTTACAAGGGCCTTGTCTACACCTTCTAACATTTTTGTGAACATAAAGTTCCTCCTTCTTTTTACTTCTTAACTTTTGTACCAACAGTTCTACGCACGATGTCATCGTGATTAAATTCTGCCCAATACAGTTCAAAGGCAATGCCGTCTTCGACGCCTTCAAATTGATGAACCTTACCCGGCTTTACTTGGGTAAACTCACCAGGACCAAGAATAGTTTCATCAACTAATCCTTCTTGGTCATCTTGCCAAACACGGACAAGCATCTTGCCCGATTCAACAAAGAATCCATTCCACTTATATTTGTGTTCATGTTCTGAACACTTGAAACCTTTTTTAAATTCAATGCGATGAAATTCAAGAACACCGTTTGCATGAATTAATTCTGTTTGCCCCCATATCTTACCTGCTTTCATTGTCATTTACCTTTCCTCTTCATACGCTTAATAAACTTTGCATAACTGCCAACACCCATCATTAAACTATTCAACTTATTAAGTTCTTGTGTAGTAACAAGATGACAGTTTAGTTTTATACGTTTGTCAGTTAATGGTATGAGATGCAACCAAGGATCACCTGGTTCTATTGTAAGTTCTGTATTAAATGGAACCATTAGGTTAACAATAGTTGCGTGTTGATATTTGAATTCACTAATTGCTGGAACAGTCCAATACTTTAATGGATTGTCCTGATGCCATTGCGGACTTGTCCATATCCAGTCTATTCCGCTCTTGTCTTGAATTTGCCAAGGACTCATAACTTTACCATGCCACATATTTGGTTTGTGGTGTGCATAGTCTTGTGGGTCATGAGGTATAATAGGACTGTTCTCTGGATACGTCTGCACCATTGCATGATCTGTTGTGTCAAACGTTTTAATTTTTAATTGCATCCAGGCAGGAAATAATACGCCGGTTGTTAGTAATTGGTTAACGTGTGGACAACGTTTGAGTGTAGCATTGTCTAACCCTTGATAAGAATGACTATCAAACTTTCTTGTTGCAGGCATCTTCTTCCACCAATCGGGCATCCAATCTTTAGCAAGTACAGGTTCATATGCATCATGAATTACTCGTTGATCAGTAAAGCAGTCTAATGTAATTGTTGTAGGTTTTTTCCAAATACTAAACATTTTTCTCTATGTGTGCGTTGTCTACTTGAGGTGGACGTTGTAATGCACAATGCCAATTCATGCCCATTACTATTCGCCTTTCATTGCTATTGTTCTTTTGGCTTCGATGACTTAGCCAACCAGGAAAGAAAACAACATCTCCTTGCTTCACTTCTACTTCTGTAAAGTAATTATGTAACTTAGATTTATTCTGTGCAAACCTTGGATAACCTGCAAATAGTTGTCTATCACTATTTTCAAATTCTAAATTGCCACCATTGTCTGGTTGTTGAATGTACACACTACAAACTAAATGTGCATCTCCGTGATCATGACTGTCAGTCCAAGCACCATAATAATGACTGTTTACCCAACTCTTTGTTACACCAAAAGTATTAAAATTTAAGTCCCACTCATTTAAAACTTGTTCTGCTCTAACACGTAACCATTTATTGAGTACAGACATTTCAGGCCATAGGTGGGGTGCATCAAGATGTCCTGTGCTTGTAATTCCACCATCTTGTTCTACTTCACCTTCGTCATGAATTGTGTCTAAAAGTTTAGAACTTCTTTGTGCAATTTCAGTTAAGTCTAAAGGACAATGTGTTTTGTAAACTAACTGTGGTGAAATATTAATTGGTTCAATCATTTAACACACTCCATTGATACCCTTCTACCTTTCCAAAATAAATTAGTTTTAATTTTAAAATTTGTTACAGTTTCTATTTTGTTTGTCCACCATTCTTGATTCTCAATAATCAAGTGTGCGTTTCTACCATCTGGCAAAGTCTTACTTGCTGGTTTTGTATCAATAATAAGATAAGCAGATTTAAGTGTAAGTGACTCGATGTGTTGTAGTACATTGTCAAGTAGTTCAGGTTCAATGTGTTCTAATACGTCTGTACAGATTACTAATTCTGCAGGTATTTCAGGCATAACAGCATATTCTGGAACTCCTGGATCGTAGCCTCTACAATCTAATTGTGGAAATCGTTTTTGTATATTTTTAAAAACATTTCCTTTGCCACAACCGTAGTCTAATAAACTTTGACATTTATTATTTGCTAACCATTGATCAATATGTTTGTAATGTCCACTATCACCAAACGACTCTCTTACTTTGTGTAATTGACTAAGTTGTTTAGCATAATGATCTGAAACTAACTTTGTCATTAAAACAATTCTCCATAATCAATAGTTTCAATTTGTCTACTAATATCCTTAATAAAAAATGCACACAGTGGATTATGCCCTTCTGTAATTGGTACAGAAAGTAGTTGTCCGTTTTTAGTTTTAGGTACGTGCCATTTTACATCATTATAAAAATTAATAACTTTCAACGTTGCAAAATC